CGAGACTGCCGTCTACCGAGTTTCGACCTTCAAATGAAAAAGCCCGGAGCGGGGGCAACCGGGCTTCCCGTCCATCTCGCTGAAAGCCAAGGAAGGAAAGCATCGAGTTAGACGGGGGACTGATGATGCCGCGCAAAACCCGGCGGCGCAATAAAAAACCCGGCACCAGGGCCGGGTTTCGGAGTCGATCTAGCTTAGCGCGCACGTATCAACAGATGTGGTTACGTTACGCTCAGTCGATCACATTCGTCAAGCCGCATCGAGCAACTTCTCGCGGTCAAGGATCTCGGTTACATGCACCAACGCCTCTTCCTCGAAACGATCAAGCTGTTTCCGAATATCCCTGCGCCAGCGGTTTCGAGTTGAGTCCGGTCGCGCGTCCTCATCCCAGTTGTTCATGTCGTACCACTTCTTGGGGAGCATCGGGATAGCGGTTGATCGCTTTCCGTCCTTGCCCTTCATCATCGGGATAGCCCAGGTCGCTACAGCACGCTCCAGAAACCGAGAAGGCGCAGGCGAATGCACCCTGCTCGCCAGTCGCTCGATGGCCTGCCCACGCCGATCAAAGTGCGTCGAGTAGCGAGCGTGCAGCACGTCCCACTCGGCCGGCGAAAGCTCCCGGTGCAGTAGGGCGTGCAGGATGCAATCGAACTCGAACTGGTCCTGGGCAGAAAGCAGAGCCCGAAAGCCGCCGTCGACCTTTCGGTCAATAAGCCTCTGCCAGCTCTGCTTCGCCGTGTTGTCGATGGCATCGGCCGCCAGGACGCGAACGATCGCAGGCATCACATCGCGGTAGACCCCAGTCATGCGGCCCCCTTCGGCGTGCCTTTCAGGCCAAACAGATCGCGCAGCAGCGTTTCCGCAGCGGCGCCCTTCGCATTGCCGTCCTGCAGCCACAGCCGGCCGTAGTCGTGAAAACCCAGAGTGCCGCGGTCGCCGTGCCAGTTGGCGATCATGACCAACAGCGCAGCCAAGGCAGCAGCACCGCCCACCTTGACCTGCGCCAGCTCCTGGCCGGCCACCTTGAGAAACTCCCGCTCCAGCCTGGTCATGACCTTGCGGGGCGCCATCGGTTGTACGTTGCTCATCGGATACCTCGCGCAGTGCTGACGCTCCAGTCGTTCAGGCAAAGCATGCTCAGCGAACCGCCGAAACATGCGCCTGTGTCCAAATAGAACACGTTCCCCAGTCTGGTGAGCCTGTTGTGTGGTGTGTGCCCGACCAGCACTGCGGCAACGCCCTCGATAGGAGTGGAGTCCTCGTTCGCTGCCCTGGACCTTGCCCACAGAGCGGCGGTGACGTGCGCTTTCTCTCCGGCCTCCACGCCGGCGCAGAACGCCTGCCAACTCTTCGCCTGGCACTCGGCATGAACGATCCCGACGGCGCCAGCGGCGGTCTCCACCTCGATGGCCAGCGGCAAGTCGTCGAACAACTCGGCGTAGCCCCGCTGCTCTGTCTCCGGCAATCCAAGCAGCCACGCGCCCCCATTGGCGACATGTAGCCAGTCGTCGCCGCCATGCTTGTAGGTGTCGACGACCATCTGCTCATGATTCCCTCTGACCGCGTGGAACCAGGGCTGGCTTAGCCATTCTTGGACCAGGTCCGACCCCGGCCCGCGGTCCACCAGGTCACCAACGCTGAACAGCCGATCAACCGCCTTGTCGAAGGCGGCCTGCGCCAGCAACGCCTCCAGCAGATCGAAGCAGCCATGCACGTCGCCAACGCAGAAGTCACGCCCAGCGGTGTTGCGCTCAAAGCGCTGAACCAGTGTCACTGCATACCCTCCATCCGCTGCCTGGCTTTCTCCGCACAGGCTTGAAACACCTCTATCCCCACATGCTCACGCAAGGCCTCGATCAGCAACCGGTTGGCCAAGTCGTTATGGGCCCGGCGACTGTCCTTGCGCAGCCTCGCGATATGGTTCTGGAGACGGACCTTGTCTCGGTTCATCCAGCGGAGCGCGGTGCTTGCCCGGCTGTACCAGATCTCGTCAACGCTGCGCCCCGTCGCCTTCTGCTCAGCCTTGGCCGCCTCAATCTGGCTGCGACAACTGATGCAGGACGCGCTCAAGCGCTCCATCAACTCTTCGCACTCCTCCAGCGTGTTCGGGAGGGTGATCGGGAATTTGTGTTCGGTATTCACGCTGTTTTCCCCTTGCCGTACTGACGGCCCTTGTAGGGTCTGGCCATTTCGACTTCTTCCTCGCTGGGCTGATAGCCGCCGATGATCTCCACGAAACGGTGGTACTGGCCCTGGTGCTGAACGTGCGCCACACCCACCTGCCCGTGCCGGTTCTTGTCGACGATCAGTTCGGTAATGCCAGCCTTGCCGGCGTCGCTTTCCTGGTCCCTGTGGACCAGCACCACCACGTCCGCATCGGCCTCGATCTGCCCGGAATCGCGCAGGTCGCTCTTGGTCGGGCGCTTGTTGCCCCGCGCCTTCGGCCCACGGTTGAGCTGCGCCAGCACCACCACGGGTACGCCGAGCTCCTTGGCCAGGCGCTTCAGGCCCTTGCTGATCTCGGTCACCACGTCGTAGCGGCTCGCGTTACGCTGCTCGCCCTTGATCAGACCGATGTAGTCGACGGCAACCATCCCCAGGCCGTGCTCGCGCTTCACCGTCCGGCAGATCTGGCGGATGTCCCGGAGTGTCAGCGAGGCGTCGTCGCAGAGGATCAGCGGGGCATGGTTGAGCTTGTTCACCGCACCAGTCAGGCCCGGCCAGTCTGAATCGGCCATCGAGTGGCCTTCGGCAATGTGCTTGAGCGGAACGCTGCCCACCGATGACAGCACGCGGTTGGCCAACTCGACATCGGTCATCTCCAGGCTGAACACCAACGCCGGCTCGTTGCACGCCAACGCCACCCGCTCGGCGAACCCAAGGCCAAGCGTGGTCTTGCCGCTGCCCGGCTCGCCGGCCACAACCACCATGTGGCCGGGACAGATGCCCGGAATGAAGGCGTCCAACGAGGGTAGGCCGGTGTCGTACCCCAGCTTCACCTCACGGTTAAAGCGCCTGTCGATGCCGTCGATGGCCTCCGGCAGCACCTCGCCGATGAAGCGGTACCGGCGCCGGGAGTCGAGCCCCTCGGCCTCGAGGGCAACCCATGCCTGCTGGCCCTGGCTCAGCACCTCGTCCAGCGGTTCGCCATCCTGCAGACGCTGGCTCATCACCTCGGCCGCGGCGATCACCCGGCGCGCCACCGACCGCTGCTTGATGATCCGGGCGTACTCATCAGCGTTCGCGGCGCTTGGGGTGTTCTTCACCAGGTGGGCAGCGACCTGCAGGGTGCTCTGCCCGTCCGCCAGTTGAGCCCGCGCCTCGTAGAGGGTCACGATGTCGACCGCGATGCCTTTCGCCTGGCAGGCCAGCAGCAGCTCGAACAGTTCCGCGCAAGCGGGGTGGTGGAAGTCCGAAACCTCCAGCTTGGCGCCCATGTCCTCGATCAGGTCGCCCCTCTGGATCATGGCGCCGATCACCGCGTACTCGGCTTCGTGGCTGTAGAGCTTCGACTCTGGCACCTCGTAGCCCATCACCGGGACATCCTGCATCTCGAGGTATCCGGTCATACCGAACCTCGCACGGATTTCCAGCGCAGCAGCACCACCTCGCCGTTGGCGTCGCAGAGCCGATCAATCACGCGATCCCCGATGAATCGCCGGATATCTACCAGGCTCAGGTTGCTGATCAGGATGGTCGGAAGCAGGCGCTCGTAGCGACCATTGACAACCTGGAACAGCACCTGGCGCTCGAAGTCGGTGCCGTGCTGGGCACCTACCTCGTCGATCACCAACAGGTCCGGAGCGTGCAGGCTCTCGTAGACCTCGGACTCGCTCTTACCCTTCCGCCCAAACGTGTCCTTCACGCCCAGGATCAGGTCGGGTGCGGTGATGTAGCGCGCCGTCGCGCCAGCCAGACCTTCGGTGCGGAGCACCTGCTGGATGATCGCGCAGGCAAGGTGTGTCTTCCCGGTTCCCATGGTGCCCAGCAGCATCAGCGAGCGACCAACCTTCCAGTTCGAGGCGAAGTCATCTGCGTAAGCCTTGCAGCGAGCCAGGACTGGCGACTGCTGGTCCGGTGCGAAGTCGGTGCGGTAGTTATCCAGGGTCGCCAGTCGGAAGCGCGGCGGTATCTGGCTCTCCAGCAACGCGGCGTTGACCATCCGGGCATCACGCGCAGCCTGAGCCTTGGAGCGAACCTCCGGGTCGGATGATTGGCGAGCTTCGAACTCGCAGCGCCCGCATCCAGTCCAGACGAACCCGCCGTCGAACTGCTCCTGCTGCTTGCTCTCGAAGCCGCCGTGAACGGGGCAGGTCTCGTCCCTGGTTTTCACTTGGTTTTTGGTCATGGTCATGGTCTCGCAATTCGGTAGGTGCCGTCGGCCTGGCGCTCCAGGCCCTCTTCGTGGTTGGTCTGGTCGAGGCCCAGATGAGGCGAAGCAGGAGGAGGTCCAGCGCGCAGCGCGCCGAACGGAGGCCGCTGGTTTCGCACCCAGTTGCGCCAGGCCGCGAACCAGTCGAGCTTCGTCGCGTTCTTCCCGGTTGCGGATCGCCAGTGATCACCGAAGCTCTCACCGACCTTGCGCAGACCGGCCTCACCGAACTCAGGACGCTCGGCCAACGCCCAAGCCAACCAGTCATCCGGCAGGGTCCAGTCCTCCGGCAAGCGGGAGCCTCGCTTAGGCCTGACGGCTGGAGGGGGCTGCTCGGACTCTGGTGTTGGGCGCTGCTCCTGCGGCGCCAGCTCTTGATCTTTTCTCTGTCCCTGTCCCTGTCCCTGTCCCTTGCGATCCTCAGTGGATTGCTCGCTCGATACTTCGGGGATGCTTGAAGGACTCGCCGTGCATTCCTCTTTCTGTGCATCAGGGATCGGAGAATGATCGATGGTGGAAGACGGGTTAAGCTCGCGCAGCAGACGGGCCGCCTCGCTTATCTTGTCCTCCAGCACCTTGGCGTCGAACGGCAGTTTCCACCGCTTGGCATTCCCCTTGCCGCCGCGCAGCCTGGCATGCAACTTCTGCAGCCAGCCCTCCAGCGCCTTCTCCGCGACCACGGGATGGTAGAGCCGGCCATCAGAGCACTTGACCCATCCATGTAGCGCACCATCCTTCACCGCTCGCCAGGACTTCAGGTCGCGCCCGTATTCAGCCAGGCGGGCCAGGGCAACATCATCATCAGGCAAACTGCCCGCCGGCACCTGGTGGTAAGACTTGAGCCACAAGGTAAGCCCTGCCCTCCACTCTCCATCCGAGGCCCGCGCGTGAAACTCCGAACCGAAGAGGCGGGCAATGTCGAGCGGCATAAACTGGAAATCCCGCAGGTCACAGTCGGCCGGAGTCATCGGATCAGGAAACGACATCGCTGCTCCCTTCAAGCTCACGAGCAAGGCGCAGGAGCTCCGCTCCTACGAGCATTGCCTGGCCGGCGGACAATTCGACGTATTGCTGCTCGCCATGACTGTCCTCTTGAACAATGAAGACCCCATCTCCCTCGAGGCCCACTTCAGTTTTCAGCGTTGCTCTGAGCTTCATATGTCCAGTTCCTCGGTGACGCGCTTCACGAAGTCGTGATATCCCTCGGCCATGAGGAATCCTTGATCTTCAAGCGCACCGCGGCATGCCTTGGCGTGGCCGTAAAGAACCCAGCGCTCACGCTCGGGCAGGTCGCGGAATTGACGGTAGGACGGCCAGGGCCCGGCGATCACCGGGCGGCCGTTGGGGCTGGTGGTGATCCGGCCCGGTTTCGGTTGTGTGGTCATTCGCCGATCTCCTGCGAAGGGGTGCCGCGCATCTGGAAGCGCTCCCGGCCGGCGCCGAAATCCGGGTGCGTGGCTCGGTGTTGGGTCACGAAGGTGCAGCCGCGCGCGAAGCGCTCGAATACCCTGCTGATCTCGGCCTTTGCCCAGACCGCGAAGGGCCGCGCGTTCAGTTCCTCGTGCTTGCTGCGCACCATGGCGAAGGGGCGCGGGCTGTGCGGCATTTCGCGCACCACCGCGTCGATCACCCTGGGCGGTAGGCCGTACTGCTTTCCGATCCGCTGGCGGATAGCGGTGATGCTCTCCATGCCGTTGGGGATCGAGTCGAGCAGCGGGTGTGATCGGTCCATGTCGCCGACGGTTTCGGTCAGCGCTGCCACCTGCTGCTCGGTCTGCCGCTGTCGCCGCTCCAGGTCGACGGTGAGTTGCACGTTGGCCAGCAATTGCTCGGCAGCGGTCAGTGGCCGGGAAGCCTGCTGTTCCAGTTCCCGCCAGCGGTCCACCAACTGGGCGGTGAACTCCGGGCAGACCTGGGCGACGACGATGATGCTGTCGCGCTTGCCCTGGTCGCCGGCGAAGACGTACTCCTGAGCGGGGCGGCCAGCAGTGGGCTTTTCCTGCATTGCAGGTAAAGCAATCACCCCGCGCTCGGCCAGCCGCTCAATGGTCACGCGGACATTGTCGTGACGCGACCCAACAAGATCCGCGATCTCGCGGCTGGTCATGGTGGCGGCCTGGACGCCAATTGAGGTCAGGTCAGTCATGACCACTCCTCCCGGTAATGCCGGACAGAAGCCCGGCGAGATCGGCGCGTGCTCGCTTGGCGTCGTGGTCCAAACGATCAGGGGTGGCGTATTCCGGCGCGTACTCGCCACGGCCTACCCAGCAACGGTTGCCGGGGTAGCGGTCGTTCAGCAGGTCGGCGCCGCGCTGGGCCTCTTCCTCGGTCGAGAACGGGGCGACCATCTGGGCTATCGCAATCCCACCCTTCTGAACGGCCGGTGTGGAGATGAACCAGAACAGAATTCCATCGCCTGAAGACGCACGCTGAAACGTGTCGCCGGTATCGAAGCTGCCAGGGTTCACAGGTCACGCTCCCGATAGGCGGCGCCGATCTGCTGGTTGTAGCGGTAGAGAAAATTCCCGGTGCACAAGATGATCCGCTCGATCAGGTCATGAATCTCCGTCACAACGGGGTGCCCTCCACCACCTAGGGCAGGAACGACCGAGTCCATCAGCAGAGCCCGAAGTTGCGTCATATCGCTCCGAGCGTGGTTGAATAGATCGAACTCATTACGACTGAGCTCGACCCGCTCCATCACCTCCCCGTCGACAGGAAGCGGAGGACGAGAGGCCTGTGCCTTCGAGAGATCAGACATGACCACCTCCCAGCGCGTCCTTAACCTCGCGCTCACGGGCTCTCCATTCGAGGTAGCTCTCGCGATCAGTCCTTTCGACATCCTCGCGAAGCCCAGGGACCAACTCGAACAGGACCGTGTCGACCTGCTTGCGATGCGCGCTGATCTCGTCCGCCTGCTGCGAAGTGCCATCGATGGCGCGCTCGGCCCACTCGGGGAGTTGCCTTTGTAGCCGCATTTCGTTGAGGATCGTCCAGAGGTACGAGGTCTGGTCGCGCTCTGCCCGAATCCCCTGGCGAAGCATGGTGATTGAGGCGCTCATTGCTTCCGCTCCTTCTGCCGGTTGATGCGATCCGAGAGGACCTGTTCGAGCTCCACCAACTGGAAGATGCCCCCCCCGATCTCCTCCAGAAACCAGCCGAGACGCTCTGAGGTTTCCTGGCCTACTTCGCCTTCAGCGCCAACGTTCGCCAGCAGATTCCCGACTGCGGCGACACCAAGCGCCATGTTCTGAGCAGCCTGCCGGGCTACTTCACGCTCCCCCCAAAGAGACATCGCCTGCTCTTCCGTGAGCACCTCAGAGGGGTCGCGGGAACACTGCTTATTGATCAGGTTTGCGAGGTTCATTGCTGGTCCTCCTCACGCAGGGAGTCGAGCGCGGCGTCAACCAAATCGCCAGCCATCTCTGCAGCAATCTCCAACGCATACAAGCACGCGTGCTCTTCGTCGGAGGTGGTCAGTGCTCCGAGAATGCTAGAAACACTTAGCGTCAGCGCGATGGCCTCGCTCAACGCCTCTTCGACCGTCGTGGTCGGGTTAATCGCTGCGAATCTCCGCGGCGGAAGCTGAGATATCGGAGCCTTCAGTGCAGGCGACTGGGGCTTGTTCCAGACCGCGCTCATGCTGCACCGCCTTCGTGTCGCGACACGCTTTCAGGATTTCCGGATTGGGTCGCGACACGCTCCAGTTCGAACAATTCTGCGTCGGCCTGTTTCATATCATCCTCAAGGTTCCCGCCAACGAACTCGGCCTGACCGAGTCCTATCGTGCAGATATCCTTGAGGTAACTACTGCACTGCTCATCTCTACGGACCAGTGCAAGGATGGCGCGCAGCCCCTTGATGGTCTCAACACCGGCCTCGAGGCCATCCAGCAGGTCTGATGCGAGTTGATGAGCAGAGCGCGGGGGTTGCGTGGTGGTGTTTTGCTGTGACATAGTGAAATTGTCCTTGTGAAGACAAAGTTGTATTCAGGCAGTCGCGCCAACGACTACCGACTAAAGGCCTCGCGAAAGCGGGGCTTTTTGCTTTCCGGCGTATGGGTCAGCCGGGCCGCAAAGTGGCGCCAGGACACTCCGTGCTATCGTTTTGATTCCACACAGAACGGCCACGGAGGCCTGGCATGACTGATGCTGCTGAAGAAAGAATCCCGACCATCGATTTACAGTCCCTCCTAGACACGCTTAACGCGCTGCCCAAAGACACCCGCGTAGGCTTCAGCGGCCTGACCTTCTACCGCGTCAAGTGGCGAGGCCAGACGATGGTGAATATCGAGTTCAGCGAGCATGTTCATCGGAACTCGAAAGGTGAGGTTGTTGTTGAAGCTCCTGGGCCAGAGAACTGATCTCCCCAATCGCTTCATCAAGTGGCATCGGGCGGTAGGTCGAATCGTGCCTTCCGCCCATCCAGCCAGAAATGACGACGAGGCCATCCTCGCGAAGCTCAAGAACGATCGAAGGCCGGATGGCACGGCGGAGCTCGGTAGCCTGCTGCAACATGATCTGAGCATTCCGCTCCAGGTCATCCGCCAGCAGCAAATTCATTCCAAGGTCAACGCTCAGATCACGCTGAACATCCAGCCCGAGGAAGCGAGCCATCTTCGAAAGGAAAGTCACGGTGCCACCTCGGCACTGGATGCCTGCACAGCAGCATCAGCGCACTGCCCCAGGCGGGAGTCGGACGGCAGAATGGGCTCAAGGTCGGCGGAGCCTGCGGGCACGTCGTACAGATCAGGCCTCAACTGATGCCGCGCAATTCGAGCTTCGAACACCCGCTCCAGATCACGAGCAAGAACCGCCCCTGGCGTGCGCCCACACGCCAGAACCTGTCGCAGGTACGCAACAGAGGTATCAAGCTTGCGCGCAGCCTCGCTGCGCTCCCTGGTGCTCAGACTTTTCCAAAACTCCCGCAAGGCTTCCGCATTGGGGTTTTGGGATGTAATGACGGCCATAAATGTACCTCCTAGGTACAAGGATGGCGAAAAGTCTATGTACCGTCAAGGTTCTGTACATTTCTGGTACAGATGATGGAATGGATGCATGATTGACATCAGTACTATCCGCCGTACAAATGCCCTTTCACTTGCAGAGAAGGAGGGGGGGACAGGTGCGTTCGCCAGCCGCATTGACCGTGAACCAACTCAGGTCAGCAGGCTGATTGGCTCGAACCCAACGAAGAACATCGGCAACAAGCTCGCCAGGCACATCGAAGAATGCTTTGACTTACCGCGCGGCTGGCTTGATGTGTTACATGGCAAGCATATTTTTGAAGCGCCTCACTTTCAGGCAAAAGCCGTGTCCCCCTTGCCCTCCGCCGACGCCGAGAGAGATCTTATGCCTTTATCCACGTGGGAAGAAGGTGATCCACTTGATCTCGACGAGGTAGAGATCCCCTACTTCGACGAAATTCAGGTGGCTGCGGGCGGTGGCAGATTTCCAGATCTGGAGCTCGCAAAGCGCAAAATCAGGTTCCCGAGATCCGTGCTGCACGAATCAGGAGTGAATCCGAAATGCGCCGTCTGCGTTAACGTCACCGGCAACAGCATGGAACCGCTCATTGCCGACGGAGCCGTCATCGGGATCGATATGTCAGTCAACGCGATCACCGACGGCGAGATCTACGCCCTGAAGCATGACGACCTGCTGCGGGTGAAATTCGTCTATCGCCTGCCTGGCGGCGGCATCCGGTTGCGCAGCTACAACCGGGACGAATACCCCGATGAGGAATACACCAGGGACCAGATGCGCGCCGGCGGCATCAGCGTGATTGGGTGGGTCTTCTGGTGGTCGGTGATGCGCCGGCGGCGACACTGACCGCTTCCAGCCGAACCATTTTTCCGCCTAGCTGTCTGTATATACAGAGGGGTTGATCTACCTCCCAGAGCGGCCTATCATCTGTATATACAAAATCAAATGGTAACCGCGCTTGGAAAATCTGATCATTTCGGACGCCATCGAGAGGAAGCTTCAGAAAAAGCACGGTGGCGTGAGCCGCAGAGAAATCGAGCAATGCTTCGAGAACTGCGAGGGTGAACACCTGGTCGACCTGCGAGAGGATCACAAGACAAACCCTGTAACGAAATGGTTCGTAGCCGAAACAAACGCTGGCAGGGCCTTAAAGATCTGCTTCATCTTCGAGAATGGCAAGGTTTTCCTGAAAACAGCGTACGAACCCAGTGCTGAAGAAATACGTATCTACAGAAAATTTGCAATCAAATGACAAAGAGTGAGGAAGCTATGAGCAACGTTGAACTGTGGGAAAGCGGCGAGCTCGGGACGACCGAAGCGCACGCCCAAGTCTCCACTGGCTCAAAGCAAGAGGTGGATGACGCGCTCGGCCTCCAACTGATTTCCATTCGCCTACAAAAGCAATTAGTAAACGATCTCAAGAAGATTGCCGAGTACCACGGAGTCGGCTATCAGCCGATGATCCGCGACCTACTCAATCGGTTTGCTCGGTCCGAGATCAAGAAAATCATTTGTCAGCGACTGAATGAAATCGAATCTTCCGAGGAAACTGTTAGCGAATCCAGCACCGCTCCGGTGAAGGAGTTCCTCGAAAAAATGAGGGCGTAACAGAAAGAGATCGTCCAATGGCCCCGCATCTGCGGGGCTTTTGATTTCCGCCCTACCCCTCCGGCTCCTGCCTATCCCACCTCAGCGTCACGGTGCCGTCGTCGTTGAACACCAGGTCGATACCGTCCGTCTCGGCCTGCACCTACTCGTAGCCCTCCCTCTTTCTTTCTGTGCCCCTACACCAGCTTCACGCCCCGCCTCAAAGACTCCGCTCTTGCCATTCTGATTCATAGGTACATTTTGCAATTGACAGTGTACCTTTAAGGTACTAGATTGATTTGCATTATGTACCTTTTTGGCTCTAAAGCACGGAGTAGCACATGACAACCGCCACCATCACCGCACATGGTTTCACCGGCTTCCTCGGCAAGGGCCTGTCCCTGCGTGAGCTTCAGTGCGTCCTGGGCATCGCTGCGGGTCGTACCTCGAAGGAGCTGGCTCGCGATCTGGGCATGCAGCCGGGCACGGTGGGTAAGCGCGTCTTGGCGGCGACCACCAAGCTCGGGGTAACCCGCCGTGCCGCTCTGGTGGCCGAGGCCATGCGCCGCGGGCTTATCTCGCCCGCCGTGATCGCCCTTGCCTTCCTCGTCGCCGGTCAGCCACTGCTCAACGATGACCACATGATGCGCAGCCGTCGTGGCGGCGAAAGG